CCATCTATTGCGTTATTCCAATTTGTCACACCTACTCCTTGAACAATTCTATAATAACCCAAAACAGTTGAGCCATCATAAGTACTCCAATCAATCACGATGTTATTTGAATATGTAGAACCTCCAAGCTCGTCTGTGAATCGGTTAGTATTTCCGAATGGATTGACTGACGCAAGAGTGAAAAAGTCTGTTGCTCTTCCTGCTTGAATATCTCCATCATCCCCTGTTCTATACGATGTAGTTTGTCCTGTCTTCATCAGCGTAGCTCCAACAGGACCAGTGCAATTAGGCACCTCTATCAATGCACTTGCTCCACTTGCTATGCTTCCGCTGGAGATAGGGTCACCATTCTCATATTGGACCACATAGGAAGCAGGATCACAATCTCCTCCAGGAGTAGGAGTGAATCCATTCTCAAAGTCATAATCATCATAAGGGATAGCACACCAGTCATCATTATCATAAATGGTGAAAGCTACATTCATGGTCCATCCTGCGACCATATCCTGGCCTCTGTTGATGAATGGATCAGATGCAATCTCAGAAAGTAGATCAGAAAATTCAGTCCATCTGTATTGAAGCATTGTAGTCTTTATATCATTACAGATGCTCAAGCAATCAGAATGCACCTCATTCATCTGCCTATATTCCTGCTGATTGTACTTGTCGCAAATAGTCAGGACCACATTCACTCTGACATATCCCTCAGCCATTCCTCCCGGCTGAAGAGTAGCAACCATCAAAGGATATTCAGCAGAATCTCTGGAGATAGCATCAAGGAAGTCACCTTGAAAGAATTCATTTATTTGCCTGTGCTCTTGAGCTATTATCTCCAGCTCTTTCATGAGCTGATTGAGAGTCTTTTCCATGCTTACTCAGATATTTTTTAAGTTTATCAAGTTGCTTTTTTGTTGGTACAAAAGGCTTCTTTATATTATCCATCCTGTTGGCTTGTATCCTGTTCTGTCTTTCTGTACGTTCTCATTGCAAGTAAGGTCCTCACATCCTTCAATGTACTCAGGATACTTTGTGCCTTGATCATCTTTCAAGTGACCGATCAATCTCTCCTTGTAGAAGTATGCATCCTTTCTCAATAGATCCCTCAGAGCTGTAGTCTCATCATCTGTATTCGCATTCTGATACTCATCCTGTGATCTTCCTACTGCTTTATTGGTTAGTTTCTCGTTAAGCAGTACAGATGCTCTGTAGTCAACGAATGCAACCAAGCAAGGCAGCACATATTCATTCATCAGAGTGACATAGTTAGGATCAGTCCAGTCATTATTCTGCACCCTCAAAAGAAGGGCCTTATATAAAGGAGTGCCGAGTGCAGGCTGAACGTGCATATCTTGACTTCTCTTGATTGCTACTGCAAGAAGTTTAGTATCTGTATTATTGTGGATCAGTCCTAACTTCTTTAAATTCTCTACTGATATTAGATAGTTCATATTATTTCTTTATTACAAGTTGCTGCACCCATATATGTCTACAGTATGGAGTAGTTGCTCCAGTCTTTGGATTGTTATACCATCCTCCTCTGTATCTCCACACATCTCTATTGACTCTTGATCCAATTGTCTCAATATCCTGACGAGTATATAATCTGCTCAATCCAAGAAGTCTCAAGCAGAAATCTCTTGAAGTAGTTTTCACTGGAGGCACTCCTGGTCTTTCCTGATAAGTATATACCACTTGGAATCTATCCGCTGGAGTTTCAACTTCCTTGAGCAATGACTTTCCCAGCTCAGTGACCTCCCCCTTCACAATAATATCAAGATTACTCAGCTTATTGATAGACTCAGCAACTTGCTGAATAGTTGTATTTGTAGCCTTCGCAATTGATGGACCATCTTCACCTTCTTGAAGGAGTGATAATACTGACTTATCAAGTCCTGTCAATCCTGCTGATATCTGTCCGATTGTAGCAAACATCATGCTCTCATTCTTGAATACCTCCTCAGCAGGAGTATCCCATTCAATGATAGTGCTTTTTAGAACGTGATATTTATGTGAAGGCTCTCCAAATTCTGCAAAGATATTAATCTCATCATCATTTGAACTGAATGAGCATGAACTCTGAACAACAGGAGCAGGAGCAACTTCAGCAGGAGCTACTGATGCAATAGCTCTAACATCTGCCAGCTTCAATACTGCAATAGATCCAGATAGTTTGCTCATATAGTTAAGCATCCACTCAATCTGCTTTTGTCTTGCGTTAACATATGTCATCTTGAAGATCTCAAACAAGTCAGCTGACTCAGCTGCATTGAATGATCCCTCCTGGATGATACCAAATAAAGTAGGAGCTGTGATTGAATGTGATACAAGGATATTCTGCTGAACTGATTTCTCAGTCATTGCATATCTCTCAGGGAGATTATTCCCATTCAGGGACAATACTGAAGGAGCTTGATCAGGTCCATCTGAGAAGGTGATGATGATTTCTCCGGCATCCTCTACAGATTGAGTCCTCCCTTTGATCTGTTCCTTAATCTTTCTCTCCTCTTCAGCTGTCTCTGGATACCCATTTGCAAGGTTTATCAATGTTCCTGCCTTCATTCCATTCTGTATCTCATACATATGGAACTTGGATATATCAACATCTGTCTGAATAGCAGGGATACCTCCTACATATGGAGGCTTTGGATAGATTCCCTTCTCACCTTTGGCCTGCTTTGCTGGCTCCTTATAGTATAGAATGAAAGATCCTGATCTGTTTTTCTCATCAAGTGCAGGATATTCTCTGAAGTTAGTAGTTTCTGGAGTTTGTTGGAATGCTGACCAGTCATCAGATACATAATATCTTCTCTCATCCTCACTGATACGGATTGAATCAATATCAATGTGCTCCCATCTTACCACTCTTGATCCTTCTCTGTTCCAGGTACCGATCACTGCCATTGCTCCAAATAGCTCAAAGTCAAAAGTCATCCTCTGAGCAACTTCATTCATGTCAAAGTCACTGAAGCTGTTATTCAAGAAGGAAGATGCATCTCCTGATACAGTTTCAATCCCTCCTCCTGCAATGTAGTAGGTTTTATTTTTAATGATCCCCTGATGCCAGGCAGATCCTTGAAGGAGCTCTATCAAGAAAAAAGGATAATCGTTCTTTTTACCCCACTTCATGAAGCCTCTCTGACGATCTTTCTCTTCAGTAGGCTGTTGGAAGCTCTTTGAGAATGAGATACTGCTGATCTTATTCATATATATAGTTTGTTATTGGTTGATCGTATTCATTATCAGAAGGAAATACTTCAAATACATGAGCTCTGCCCTCCTCACACAAAGATCCTGCAAGAGCTGGATCAAGATTGCTGTCAGATGTTTGCTCATAGATTCTGTATGTATAGAATCCTGCATATGGGAAGTTAACATCTACTCCATCAGTGATCTGGAATTCATCATATCTGGAAGTGCTTGGAGATATATTATCCAGAATGCAAGTCACAGACTGCTGAGATTGCTCATCAATGAACTCAAATAGCCAATGGGGAGCTGTCAATGTCTGAAGCTCCGTCACTGTCACTATCAGTGAGCTCGTCTGATTTCTTTCTATTCTTAGCATTCTTTTTAATTTTTGGAGATTCATCCTCAAAAATATCCATGAGTCCCATACTCACATACAGATCCTCTTTTCCCTCTTCAATAGTTACCCATTTGTCAAGGAATGTGCTTTTCACTTTTGCACCTATTAAATTCTGTTTGATTTTCATAGTGCTAATTTAAAAAAAAGGAAGGGATATACCCCTCCCTCTCTTTTATTGGTTTCAATTAACTATTAGATAGCCGGAGATTGTTGAGTCAACAATGTAGCATATACAGTTGCATCTACATCAGGAACTTCATCATTTTCTAATCCTGCCATAGTGATTGAATGACCTAATCGGTCAGACTTCAATACTCCAGAAGTATATTCTGATCCATCATTCACTTGTAGACCTTCACCGAATCCAAGAGCTACATATGATCCGTCTGCTTTTTCTACGATTGCACACACTTCATTCTGAGCTAACAAGTGGATCTCTGATCTAAGCTCCTTTGAATCTGATGCAAGGATCATATTCAATGTTTGCTCATACCATAGAGTACCATTTTCTTTGTT